ACAGTAGACAATGCTGTATTCTTAGGATCTGCAGTAAATGCAGGAACTGTAACTGTTAGTGCTACCTTCCAAGGTGGTTCAACAAATACAGGAACTGTTGCAGCTGCTACTTTCCAAGATACTGCATCGAATGATGGTGGTACCGTAACTGGTAATGCTGTATTCGAAGGAACCTCTACTAATGATGGGGGAACCGTTGGCGGTGATGCTTATTTCGCAACTACAGCTACAAATAACGGCACAGTAAATGGTGAAGTAACTAATGAAGTTAGTAATCCTGCAGCTGGTACCGTATTAAGTGCTGGTGTCGTAAATTACATTGATATCAATGGAAATCAGTATGCCAATGGTACTTATGATGTAATTGCTGATGGTAATGGTGGCAGCAGTAACGGTAATTATACTTACGTAGCTGAATTCAGTGACATCGGTTCAGATCAAACATATAGATATGTATCTAATGGCGATGGTACATGGGATTCAGTATATATCAATGGATATGTCATATCCTCCGTTACAAATTATATAACTATCGATGGTAGTCAATACCAAAATGGTACTGTTGATACAGTAGCCGATGGTAATGGTGGTACAAACGATACTACTAACTATTTGGCTAACGGAGAGATCATAGCAAATAATATATCTTATACTGAACGCAATGTAGATACCTACATGGGTTTTGATTTTGCTAATGGAACCGTGGATTATGTATCTGATGGTATCGGTGGTTATACTGAATCAGATAGAGATTATCCTGAAGCAGGTACTGTATTAGGTACTTATGGGGGTTATGCTTATGTTGCTAATGGCACTGGGGGGTGGAATACTTATCTCGAAGCAGGAACCATTATTTCCAGTAACAATGTTAATTACATTAATATCAATGGATATCAATATCAAAATGGTACTTACAACGTATTAGCTGATGGTAATGGTGGTAGTTATAATAGCTACACTTATGCAATGCATGGTGATGTATTTACAACAGCATCCGGTGCAGGATCAATAATTACACCAGCGGGATCAGTTTATTATGATATAAATTATCTCTCTGATGGTATAGGTGGTTATACTGAAGCACACCTCTATCCTGCCACAGATACTTATCTAAATGAAGATGAGTCTTATACTTATACTTCAAATGCAGCTGGGGGCTATAATAGCGTTCCAAAAGAATAACGTCATAGATTAATCAATTATAATTCTCAGTCTAATGGGTAGGTAGGCAACTGCCTACCCATTCTTTTAACACACAACACATATGCCAGAAAATATTTTTTTAGACGGACAAGGTTCGTTCAATCATAATACAAAAAATGCCGGTACTATTAAATGGGGGGAATTCAATAATGCAGCAGTTAATACAGGATCTATTGTATTGTCTGCTGTCTTTACTGGATCCTCAGTAAATAGCGGTACTATTGGTGATTTAATGCCTGTTTATACAGTATCTGTATTTCAAGCCAATAGTGGAAATTGGGAAAGCACTTACTCAATAGTAGCTGCTAACTCATCAACCTGGGGTCAGGGCAGTGGCGGTTCATCTGATTGGAATGATATTACCAACAAACCTTCAGAATTTAACCCAACCACACACTACCATCATGCTTCTTCGATCAATGCGGGTGTTTTAGATCCTGCCAGAATACCTGTTATTAATACTTCTATTCAAGTAATAAGCCAAGGTGGTTTAGCAGATTTAACTCCAGAACAAGAAGATACTATCGTTCAAGGTGCTTTAGTTACAACAACAGATGGATATCGTTATGTTTACACGGGGGGATCAAAAACCAGTTCTGCTTCTTATATTGCTTTAGCAGATATTACTCCTGATTGGAATGTTCTTGCTAATAAACCTACTGAATTTAATCCTTCATCACACTCACATACTGTCGGGGATATTGATGGATTGCAATCTGTAGTAACATGGGTCTCAGAAAATTCAGCTTCTAATAACGCATTAGGCAATACAGCTTATTCATTAATAACATCTAATTCAGCAATTTGGGAGTCAGGAAGTAATAATAGTGGTACTTCTGACTGGTCTAGCATCACAAACAAACCCACTGAATTTGCGCCATCTAGCCATTTTCATCATGCTTCTTCCATCAATGCTGGAGTATTGGATCCTGCTAGAATACCAGTAATTAATACTTCTATTCAGGTAATAAGTCAGGGCGGATTGGGTAATTTAACACAAGAACAACAAGACACCATTGTCCAGGGTGCTATAGTAACAACAACTGACGGACAACGTTATGTTTATGTCAGTGGTTCAAAAACTATAACAGCTTCTTATATTACCTTAGCTGACGTAACACCAGATTGGAATGTTATTGCTAATAAGCCAACCTCATTTAACCCTTCTTCACATACTCATGAAGTATCTAGTGTAACTGGGTTGCAACCGGTAGTAACTTGGGTGTCTCAAAATTCAGCTACTCCGGCTATTATCAATTATATATTTGACAATGGTTCAAGTAAAGTAAGTTTGAATTCTCGTGGTACTATTACCATGCCTACTAATTTTTCTATCACAGAATGGAAAATAGTAGCAGACGTCGCAACAACAACCGTAATCACTCTTAACAAAGCTACTTTTGATAATTTCCCAAATATGACATTATTGGGAACAGCATCATTAGTCGATAGCAGAAAAAATTCAAATTCTTCGCCAGGATTTGCAGGCCTTTCTGCGGATGATATTCTTGAGTTTATAGTATCTGGTAACACAGATGCTACCAAATTAACAATATCACTAAAAGGTTATAAAATCTAATAACTATGTGGCCTAAGCCTATGGGTTTAGGCCACTTTTTTTAATAAATAATACTATGGCAACTCTTTTCGCATTATCTGATGGTGATATTAGTACCATCGGAGCTTTAAATAGTGCTGCTACTACTATTCAAAATGCCGGAGTCGTTGGCTCCGTTTTATCAGCAAATAGGGCACTAGCAGCATCTACTAGTTACACCAATAATACTCCTGTTAGAGGGATTGCATTATGTTTATCTTCTGTCGGCATAGTACTTCCTTCAGACACTATTACTATTAGATTAAGCACAACAAATTATGTTTATGCTGCATCGGGATTATCGCCCGGGAGATATGTAAATAGTTATGTAACTACTGGATCACAAGCAATGGTTGGCTGGGTCTTGTTCAAATTACCGACCCCAACATCTTTTACTGCTGCACCTCCTTTATCTGTTTATGGTCCTAATTCAGTCAGATTGCTGGGGTTGAATGCTACTACACCAGCTTCTATATTGGTATATGGCCCGCATAATGCTAAAGCCGTACTTGCTGATACATTATATTTAACAAAATCTCTAAACACTGATTTTACTATAGAAAACAGAACAGTAACAGGTTCATTTTCAGGTATTACAAATGTTTTTATAGGCGATGGTGTTAATTCGAGCAATGATTTTAATTTTCAAAATACAAATATAACTACTAATAATAGTTTATATATAGGACGTGGTGGGTTATATTCTGGTGTTGTCACCATGACTGGCGGAAATATTGAAAATTTTATTCATGTTTTAGATGGCGGGGTTTTGTCAGCCAATTACGCGACTCCTACAGCAACAGCCAGAATTAAAGCGGTTAGTGGTGCAATTGTAGATTTAACCAATGTTGTGGGATGGAGTATGCTTCCTACGTCCGGATATGCTTATAATTTCAATGGTAATCCTGCATTTAAATTTGATTATTTGCATGATATTACAACAGGATATGCAAAATTTGATAATTGTACTTTTAGAAAAGGCATTTCTTGTTGCAACCTAATCAACAATGTATCCAACTTAACTGCTGTGAATACGTTATTTAAAGGAAAATACTTGCATGTGAATGGCGATAGATCTGCAATTATGGGTCCGATCATTTCAGATATTTTCTTCAAAACCGGAACAAATACAACCGTAAATAATGTTTCATTTTCAAATATATCTTCCGAAGAAGCTGTTACCTTAAGTGGTAATTATAATAATTTTAAATTCGATAATTCTTATATTGAAAAAGAATTTGATATATTGAGATCTAATTTTTCTAATTCAAAAATATCTAACATATCAATACAGAGTAATTCTGCATTAGATGCTATGATTCTTTCTGGTAATACAAATTTACCAGAGTTCGAAAATATTTTAATACAGGGTGGTAAAACCGGATTAACAAAATTTGATAGTTGCGATTTACAATTAAACGGATTATCTTGCTTATCTTCATACTATTATTCGATTTCCGCTAAAGATTTGACCGGCGAATTACGAAATCTTTATTTTAAAGATAGTACATATGGCGCGTATGACATGACATTTAAATCCAGTACTGCGCCTTTATTCATAAATGGGTTAACCGCTATTAGAGCCTCAAATGATACTTTAAATAGTAACACATTAACTGGTACGTCAGTATTAACTGGTGTATCTCCATTCGCTAGTGGAAATAGTTTATTATTATCTGCTATAGCAGCACGCGTCGTTGCCCCTATACCAAAAATTTTAACATATAATGATGATTTAACAATTGAAACCTGGTATTCACCAATATCAGCAAAGCTTGCACAAAATCAATCATTAATAACCATTTGGGATCCATTATCTACTACAAATGCATCGTTAGGATGTATTGTGGGGTTGTATATAGATGTAAATGGTCGAATTAATATCCAAAAGGGATTGTCTGCTAACGGGGCCCCATCACTTATCACAACCGCACCCGCAACAAGCCCATTAACTAATAACAGATGGTATCATATTGTCACAACAAAATCTGGCAATAATTATACATTATATCTAGATGGCAAATTTGTAATATCTGCAGCGACGCCAAATGTCGCTGAAAAAGAATTTTTTAAGACAGCGAATACGGGATCATACAATGTATATATTGGATCTAGGCCAATTACTAGAACAACTTTCGGCGAATCATTATGTGGTTATGTAGGTGGAGCAAAAATTTCTTACGGATTAACATATAAAGAGGAATTTGATGTACCAACTACGCCACCAGTAACAACAGGCGGAACATTATTTAATTATATTCCTGGGACTAGTGCTACATATAACATCATTCCAAAAGCTTTCATCAATATAGAAGATAATAAATCATATTATTCTATTTCATTAAATGGATTGAAATTTATTGCCAATAATCCATTATCATCTTCTTTAATTGATATCTCTAATTCATCATACGAGAAATTTGAAGTTAATAAATCTGATTTAAGGACATATGGCAAACCATTAATAATGGATACCAATGAAGACTATATTAAAGGCACATATGTTTTTAATAGATGTCAGTTAGAAAGCCAGATTGTAGATAGTGATACGATTATCGGGTATCAGCCTTATACTTATAGAGAAGCTGGATTTGCTGTGCAATATGCAAATGAAGATCCAACTAATAATTATAGGTGGACTAGAGGAGGTAAAGTTTCCTTAGACTCATCTACCAAATATCTAGGTGTACCTACAGAAAAATTAGAATCCATTTCAAATGATCTACCCTTAAAGAGTTCAATTAAATTAATACCTGTTTCAGAAAGTTCTATCGTAAAAGGTATTGCTTTAACGTATAAAACATCAATTGGATATGTTTCAGGAGGTTCATTGAAAGTAGATAAGAACACTATACTCGGTATTAATGAAGATACTGTGCTTGGGTTATTACCAGATACAAATGATACTTGGTCTACTATTACTTTTTCATTATCAAATTTCAACACTCCTTTTTGGAAACAAAAGGCTTATCTGCTAAGTGGCAATTATCAACAATTTAAAAAAATAATTAAAAATAATTTCATTATATGTCAACACTTTTCACTATCACGTCTGGGAATTTAACGGACAGTATTTTTGCGAGAACCATTAGTGATGCAGACACAACCTCTGTATCTGCAGTAATGGGCATAGGAACTACTCCCGTAGATATAACTACTTTTTTATCTGATGGTTCATCAATCTGGGGTGTATCATTCAATGTAAAAAGCAGATCCAGTAATCCAACCGGGTTATTTTCATGCAAATTATTTGATTCTTTCAATGAAGAGATGGGTTCACTTCTAGTACCAATTAGCAATTTTCCAGCAGGTGACGGATCTAATAATATAGATTCTATTATCTCACAATCATGGCAAACTTTAAAATTTGATGACCCTATTCCTACTTCTGGTAGCTACTATATAAGACTATCTGCCAGCACAGATGGCGAATTATATTTTTATGGATTACCTCAATTAGATGAAACAATTGTAGATTTCGCTTCAAATTCAGACATAACGCCCACAGGAAATGTGTCACAAGGATCTTTTAATCCATTTAATACTAAAGCATGGTCTGTTTTTCTTAATAATGGTGCCCATATTTTCTGCGCAACTAACGCATCTGTAAATTTATTTACTACAAACTTTACTATCGATTTTTGGTGTTATTTGTCAGAACAAAGAGAAAACAGATTGGCATCCTTTGATAAATTAAATATTGATGTTTCTCCTACTAATACATTATTGGTATCAGGAGTTGACACTTCTTTGCCTGTTCAGCAAAATACTTGGACTCATATAGCTGTTACCAGAACATCTAATATCTTAAATGGCTATGTAAATGGGACTAAGAGCGCGGACATTGCCATCGCAAATAATTTAAATTTCGGTCAAGCAAATCTCTTCATTGGGAGAGACAGAACTGCCGCTACGACATACATGCATGGGCATATATATAATTTCCGCGTTGTATTAAACCAAGCTCTTTATTCAGCAAACTTCTCTAAACCCACAAGCGCTACTTCTAAATTAGATAATGGCGGCGCAACTCCTTCTACCCCACCAGCAGATGGAAATGTAAAATTTTTAATATTGGATGGAAAAAATTACTTGAATGGAGTAAACGAGACACAATTAGTAAATGGTGATTTGACAGTAGCCAAACCAGTATCGCCTTATAATACATATTATGCAGTAGGAGAAACAGATTGGGGTAAATTACAAATAGGAACGCCTCTGCCAAACCCAGGTACTGGTGATTTTACTATAGAAACTTGGTTTTTGCCTACTTATGGTGGTGCATATATATGTGATTTTAGATCTACAACACCGCAAAATGCACCAGTAATATATTTGAATCTCCCAGAAGGTGGTAAATTGAAATTATGGATTAACGGCGATGATGTGATAGATGGCGGTATACCGCCATTAAATGTATGGCATCACGTTGCCGTAGTTCGCACTTCGGGTGTATTTAGAATGTATTTAAACGGTAATATGGTTGGCGGTACACATACTAATAACACACTTACGTTTAATGAAGTTGCAGGTACTCAACATATAGGCGGAAGCTACATTAATTCATGGCGTGGTAAAAACCAATATAGAAATTTTCGTGTTACATATTCAGCAGTTTATACGGCTAATTTTACACCACCTCCACTTTATGAATTATTGCCTTCTATAGCTAACACACAATTATTATTGCATTTTAATAATAAAAATGCGCAAATTGTCGAAGAAAGTCAAAATTTGCGGCTGTCTATTTTCGGAACACCCTATATAGATAGCACTGGTCTCTTTTTTGATGGAAATAAAAGTCAAATAAGATCAACTTTTAATTGGAACGAGAGTGAATTTACTATACAATTTGATGTAAAATTACATTCTGATGTTTTTAACAAATTAAATGCTAATTTAATAGATAAGAGAGGCGGTGCTCTCGAAGAATGTTTCTTAATACGATATGAGGGATCAGGAGCCCGAGGCCCGCTAGGAATAAATCTTTGGTGGTCAACGAACGGAACAACTTGGGATATAACTAGATTAAATATTCTGCCAAAAGCTAGTATATCCGGCGGCGGGGGAACGCACAGCCCATGGATTAATATAGCAGTAGTATACAAAGGTGGGGTTTTGAATTGTTATATTAACGGTACTCTAAGTCAAACCCAAAATGTAGGGCCTCTGCTCATGGATTTAAATAAACGTTTAGCCTTAGGTGGATCACCAGCAACAAATGATGCAGATGTTTCCGATGAAAATTTCAAAGGTTGGATGAAAAATATTTACATAGTTGAAAAGGCATTGTATACTTCAGATTTTACACCTACACCATTAAATTATTATTTTAAAAATGCTGTATTTGCAATTAAAGGCACTACAAAGATACCTTCTCAAGATAATAATTTTTCACACTCCGGTTTCATTGATAGTAGTCCTAGCAATCGTACTATAAATGCTATAGATGATACCGGTTCAGCCGTACGACCATGGTCTGCATTTCAGCATTTAATGTCTTTAGGTGTTTATAAAAGTTTAGCAGTTGGCCCAAACAACGGTAATTATCCCAATGTAACATTAGATTATATCGACAAACCATACTCTTCTTCTTATTATATTGACAATTCATCTGATTTTACGGTAGAAAGTTGGGTAAAATCAAATACTGCTACTAATCAAGGCATTTTAAATATATTTGATGGTGGTTTGAGTTTTGGATTATCAGCTGGTAAACCTTTCATCGGTAAAACCAACGGCCCAGTTTTATTATCATCTATTTCTGCAGTTAATCAAAATGATAATTTATGGCACCATTTAGCAGTATCGAGATCTTCGGGTAATTTATCATTATTCGTTGATGGTCGTTTAAGTGCGTCTACTACAGATACCACAGAATTTTCAGCTGGCAAATTAAGACTTTTTGGCGATTTTGGTGATCCTGTAAACATATTTGACGGATACTTAGCTGATATTAGATTGACCAATGGACAAGCGCTTTACACATCTACATTTACTCCACCAACAGCTACGATTACAAATACAAGTAACGGCGGCGCCTCACCTTCTGTAACACCGATAGCTCCCAATGTTGTTTTGTTGTATGCCGATAATCCATCAGTAAATCCAACGAGTGTTATTACTTATCCAACACTCGGTGGTAATGCTGTTTTAACACAAGCGCCATCAGCAGAATTTAGCCCATTCATGCCAGAAGAAACATATAATCCCGTTACTCACGGAGGTAGTATTTATTTTGATGGCACTAATGATTTAGTTTCTGTTAGTGAAAGAACAACTGAATTTACTTTTGGTACAGGAGATTTCAATGTAGAATTTTGGTTTTATCCAACAAACGTTGCAGCCAACCATGCTCCGTTATTAACTTGGCAAGATAGTAGTGATTTAGCTGACGGTATTATGATTAAATTTGCGACATCTACTAAATTGCAAGTTTTATTGGGAAATGATAATACTGAAAGTGTTACATTGGAATCAGAAGGTACTTATCTCAATCAATGGTCACATATAGCAGTGTCAAGAAAAAATAATGTTTATCGTTTATTTGTTAATGGTAATTTACGAAGATCAGCATTTTTTGCTGGATTAAATTTATCGAATGATAATGATAAATTGAAAATAGGAGAAGCTTGTAAAGGATATATCGCCGATGTGCGTGTTGTCAAAGGACAGGCTTTATATGTAGAAGACTTCACGCCATCTAATACATCTCTGACATTAACAAATAAAGGTGCCACAGGTCCTGGTGCAGTTGAATTAACAACCACACCTAATTTATTAATAAAAGGTATTAAATCTGGAGTTTATGATGGTTCGGCTAATAATAATATTCTTCAAGAAGGTAGTATTTTTACGGTTAGTTTAGCAGATACTATTAATGCAGATGCCAATTATACCGATAATGCTCTGAAATTTAACGGTGTATTCAGCAATAATTATTTGGTATTGCCTGCATCACCTGCTTTAGATTTAGCTGGTGATTTTTGGATTGATTTTTGGATGAACACAACAAAATGGAAAAGAGATACTATCAGCAGACGTATATTGACTTTAGGAAGCGTAAGCTCAGTTAGTGCTTTCCATGTTTGTTTAAATGCAACTGGTACTGATAAAAAATTACAAATATTTTCAAATACTAACATCCTTTCATCTAATTTAGAGTATGCTGATGGCCATTGGCATCATGTAGGTATAGGTAGAAGTGGTTCTACTTTATCCCTTTATCGTGATGGTGTACTAGATACTTCTGCTACCAACACAGTCAATTATAATTCGGGCGTAGCAAACAGCTCTTATATTGGTATATATGGTGACGCCACACCAAACAAGGGACGCTATGACGGGAAATTAGTTGGATTGCGAATTATTAATGGTGAATGCGTGCATACTAGTAATTATAGTATTCCTACAGAACCAGCTACATTAACTAGTGACGGCGGCACAGGAATCAATAACCTAGGCAATGTATCATTATTCATGAAATTGAATAATATTGTATCGCCTGTTAATAATCATGTTATAACATCAGAGGTACAATCTTTAACGGGAGCAATCAGTAATCCAAAAACAGGCAATTTAACATTTACAAATATAGTAACTTCGAGTAGAGCTTTACCTGCAAGATCTCGACCTGGTACTACTGCTGCATTTATAAATGTTTTAAGCGGAAGTGCGATAGACTTTAGCACTTTACCTAGCATGCAATTAGGTGGTGACTGGACAATAGAGGGATGGTTCTATCCACTCACTGGCACTAGTGATAATGGAGATAGATCTATGATATCATTCTATTATAAACCAGCAGTAAATAGAGAAGTTGTTAGAAGTTACTTAGCATTTTCCAACAACGCCTATTTTGCAGTAGGGCCCTGGGGCACATTATCTGCAGCTGGTAATCTAAATGCATACTCACATGTAGCATTGTGTAAAAGATCAAATGATGTATCTTTATATGTAGCTGGTACTAGAACTGCTACAAGTACTGCGCAGTATGATAGTAATTTTAATATTATTTCTGTAGGAGATTATATAAGATTTGGCGGCGGCATTTATAATTTTGATGCAGATAGATTTTACCAACGATATCATGGTGATATCTATAATGTGCGGATAATTGACGGTCGTGCCATATATAATGGTAATTTTACAGTTCCGGCACCATCATCGATATCGGCTACTGCCGATACGTGTGTTTTATTTAACGATGCTAAACAAGATATATATTATAGACCAGGCCACTTAGAAAAAGTAGTGATTGGGGGGTCTATCTCAAATGAGAATGTCATCGACCCCATTACTATTACCACATCATTAAGTTATTGGGCACTTAACAACGTATCGATACAAAATTATGGAACATTTACTTCACCTACCACATCCAATAATACATTTAATATTACCAATAATGGATTAAAAATAGGTTCGGGCGGAACTTTTATTCTCTCATCGGCCCCTGGATATCGCAAAGTATTAAATATGGATGAATCCAGAATTCATGTTTTAGCGGGTGGCGCGTTAGATATTAGAGGCCAACAAAAAACAATAAAAGCTACTTTAACGGGTGACCATACAGCAACACGTAGTGTATTCACACTTAATGAAACACCAACAAACTGGTTATCGGGCGATAGTTTAATATTTTTACCCCCGTCTGCAAACAACACACAATTTGAAGAATTATCTACAAAAAGTGTTTTAACCAATAGACTTTCTACAACTACCAATTCATTGTATGCACACCAGTATCTGGCTGGTATACCTTCTATAGCAAATGCCACAAGAAATTTTGCTATTAAAGGATTATCAACCAATCGAAGAGGGTGGCTGCAGTTTGATAAAACGTCAAATACATATATTTGCGATACTGAATTCGAGCATTTAGGCAGAAGCACATCTAAAAAAGTTGGATCAATAGTTTTAAATGTTAAACCTGGTGGTAGTTTCCTATTATCAGGATGTTATTTAGACGGTTCAACTAGTACTGGAGTTGATGCTACAACCCTGTATGGCAGGTCAAATAATGTAACCATAAGAGATACCGTTTTTTATAAATACTCTGGAAATGCATTTGCCTTTAATAATATAGCTGATAATTTTAATATTAATGATAATATAATATTGCGATCAGGAAAAAATGGCATTAAATTGCAAAACGCTACATTGGGAGGAACATGCAATTTAACCAATAATATTTCATTAGGAAATACTGAAAGGGGAACCTATATAGAAAATGTTGATGGGAATATAGAAGGATCTGCTAACTGGTATAACACACAGGGCGGATTATACTTAGCTAAACCCACAACGGGTGAAAATAAAGACATGTCTGATGAAGACATCGAAATAACAGAAGAAGCAACAACTAATTTAGTATCTTTTGATACTCCTCTGAGTGAACAATATCCTGATGAAACAAGTACTTTTCCTTTCACAAAACGCCTGATATGGCCCGGTAATTCAAAATATATTTTCCTCGATGATTTCACTATAGAAGCATTCTTAAAATTTAGTGTAAATAATACCAATGCATTTAATTTGATGGGGAATTATTCCGAAGCTGAATTGGGTGCTATTATTTTATCGTATCAATCAAATACACAGACATTTAGATTAAAAACATATGAAACAACCTTTACAACAAGAGCATCAGCTACTTTACCATATTTGCCGATAAATACTTGGCATCATATTGCAATATGCCGAAAAGATGATTCTATATCGGTATATCTTAATGGATCTAGAATAATGCTATATAATTCTTCTTTCGAATATAAAGCGACTGATGGGGGTATTGCTTTGGGGTGGGATACTGATCTTACTAATAAAGGTGTATATGGATTCCGCATATTAAATAGAGCAGAATATGACTCCGTAGATACAATTACAGTTCCGTCAACTCCATTTGTTTTTGACAACGAGACATTATTATTATATAAAAGAACGGTAAAAACCGGCGTTACTAAAATTAATAATATTTTGAATAATATTAATGGCGTAGGTGGTATGTTTATTGACAATAATTCCCCTAGCTTAAAAAATACAACAATATCTAATATAAGTTGTACAAAAAATACAGGTTATGGAATATCAATTGATGGTTCTAATGTAGATTACAGAGAAGCTAATTCATTAACAGCAATAGATATTTTAACAAGAGATAATAATACTATTGGATTAAATCTGAATAATATGACAGGAGTATTAACTGGTGTATTAGCAATTGACAATTCAACAACTAATATACAGCTGAAGTTGGGTGATGGAATAACTAAGGTAAAATCTGTTACTGGTTTGGTTGCTTCGAATATTCCTAATATGATTATATATTCTTCGAAAAGCTTCAGGCCAGTTATATTTGATGATATCTATTTGAATAAGAATACTACAATGACATCAGCTTATAGTGCCGTGCCGTTGCATATTAGAGAAACAGATTTCTTGAATTTCCATTTTGATAATTCAACTCTTGCTGCTGTTAGTACAGGATTTGCAGTGACATTAAGTGGTACAGTATTAGGTACTTATCAATTCTCAAATACAGTTACCACAGATGCTGGGGTCCAGAATCTCTCTTGCTTACCTCCTGATAATATTAAGTCCGGTGGGATCATATTCATGAATAAAAATAAAAATAAAGGTAGTCATGAATCATTCTATAGAAAAGGAAAGAGAGCAACAGATACATCAGTAATAGCAGGTAATATAGCAGAAAAAATTACACCTAGCTCATTAACAGATAGATTCAAATCTGGTAGCAAATTCGTAGCAGTAAGTTCAAATGACGCTGTAAAAATAAGAATGAAAGTTACAACAACAGTAAATGGAGACGCCCGTTTAATGTTGAAGAAAAATAGTTCACTTGGATTTGATGATGATGTATTACTATATCCAATATCTAACTCATCAACATTCACTACTACTTCGCCCTCTGCATCAGGAGTTGGTATAATGGAATTCTTTGTTGATTGTACCGGTACAACTGGATCAGTCATCATTGACGATTGGAAAGCAAAATAACAATATAATAAAAATATATGGCTAACATTGATATAAATGGAAATTTAGACTACTGGTATGAAGGAGAAGGTTCTACCAGTATTGGGCAAACAAGTGAAGATATTGGTATTCAAGAATATTGGTTTATGGGTGCTCCTACGGGGTACCTCATAGATTCTGAATTGATTGAAAATCAACCTTTTGCGTTTGCTGTGATGATTGGGTTTTAAACCCTCTCACATTTTAAAAGCACTGTCACGCGGTCAATATTTTCCGCTGACAGTGCTTTTATTATTAATATATTGTCTATCTGAAGATACTCTTCCCAATCAAGAACATCTAAGTCTCGGTTCTTAATATCATTGGTTATAAATGGTTTATTGCCATTACAGATAGAAACCATATTAGGATAATTGTCGTAATCACAAGTTTGAATATCTAATAAAACAGATCCAGTAACAGTTGCTAAAAGAGTCCAGGCAACAACATTAAGATTGAATGGAACAGTAAAATAATTGACATCTTCACCCCCTACTAGGGATTCGGGGGTATTTATGTCATAAGAAATAGTGTAATACTCTCTTCCCCCAATCGGAATAATATTAGTAGCATCGCCATTACCATCTTCACCACCACCATAATATAGAACATCGTTTATTTCATTGAAGGCTAGTTCGCCATTTTTTAAACTAGAAGGGGCCCCCGCAGATCCTACCCTTCTTCGTTTTATCTTTATCGTACTATACTCCGGCATGGTCAGTATCACTATTTATGCAACTATTAAAAAAATAAAAGCATATGATGAGCAATGTAAATAAATAAAAATATGGGAATTGAAAAAGTAACGCAACAGCAAAGATTCACAAACACTGATGTCATAATTGGCGCAGATAGTGATAAGTTAGATAGCGGGCTTTCAGTTTATGGTAAAATCACTACTACAGATAGAATAAGTTCACGTGATGATATATATACAGATAAAAATTTAATTGCAACCGGGGATGTATCTGTCACGGGAGTCTTATATGTTACTGGTGGTATAGTAGCACCTGGGTTAACTACAGAAGTATCCCCAGATAAAATCAAAACAACCAATGCAAACCTAGGAGATGTTTTAAAAGTAACTGATACTGCGGGTGTGATTGCCTTTACACCGTCTAGAGTAAAAGTAGAAGAATTATCTGCTGATGCACCATTGATTTTAGATGGTGCTACTATTAGTTACGATGGTGATAAAAAAGCATTTACTGCAAAAAATCCCGAGGAAGCCGTTGTATATGAATCGAGCTATATTAAACAATTAGCCAAATCAACCTGTGTTTCTAGTAACCTTGTCACTACAGCAGCCTATAGAGAAAATATAGGATTTGCATCTACTACAAATGATGGCCGCGTAATTGCTTGGGGGTATATACCCGAGAATATTTTTTCACGCTCAACTACAGTTACACCTTATGAAAATATTAGGGTGCCATTTTGGGCATCGTATGATGGATACTTAAGTTCAGGAGAATATAGACCATATGGCGGAGATTTATTAGACTCATTAACTGGTACTAGTATAGTTGATGTTTATTGGAGTAGCAATTGTGCCATGGCACTTTTAACCAGCACGAATCCCGATTATAATGGTAGTGTATGGACAGCAGGTAAAAACTTAACGGGTACCGGTATAGCAGCCAATTTAAATCCACTTTCATTAGTGAAAAATAAGTACGATAATCTATTTATTTTAAATAATACCGCCGGAACCCCTCGTGAAAAATTAATTTTATTGAATGCAGAAAAGGATGTCACGGGGATATTACAATATACACCACGCAATACAACAGACATTATTTTAGACAAAACAAATAACGATATTCTGTCAACAGAGTCATATTATTATATTGCAAATGCGGCAAATCATCCTTCCGGTAATGGATCAGTAGATAGAATAAATCATTTCGGTGAATTTATATCCAGCCATTATTCGGCTGTTACATCATCGAGATTATGTATAATTAGCGGTATAGCAATGTCATATAATGACAAAGACGGTAAAAATTTATTGTATGTATGTGATACGTCTGCGACCCAAAGCAAAATAAAAGTTTTTGATATTACCAACCAATTGTCAGCAATGCCGCTAATATCGGCCATAGGTACAGGATCAATTAGTGCGCATCTTGATGCAGACACAGAAATTGAACAACCCAAATTCAAAAATTTAAAAAAAATTGCGATTGATCCATCTAACCAAAATATTTTATATGTAATCGATGAATTTCGAATTAAGAGAGTTTTTAGAAAATCTAATGGATATTACAAAGTCAATACTATTTCAGATATAACTGCTGGAAATCAGACAGGCATTTTTAGTCTAGCCACCGGAATTGCAACTGCTAGATTCACAAACCCACAAGCTATAGCGGTATCTAATGACGGCAAAAGTTTATTCATAGCAGATATAACAAATAAATGTATCCAAAAAGTCACCATATCCGAAAATGATGAATCTAACTTTAATGGTGTTTCTGAATATTATGTCGATACACAAATAGAAAATCCTGCTTATTTTTCCGAATTTTATGGAATGACAAAAGACGGTTCAGGAAATTTATATATAGCTGATTCAGGCAATAATGTTATTAGAAAAATTGAATATAATAATACAAATAAAACCTACGGTATAGTAACTACATATGCTGGTCCTAGCGCTACTAGTAATTTTGCATCTGCTACCGCGGCCGCAAAATTATCTGCTACTATAGGAGTATCATTATCAGCAGTTAAATTTAATAACCCACGAGGTATTGCATTTTCTCCCGAAGAAAATGCTCTATATATAACTAATGGACCATTGCATTGCATAAGTAGAATAGACATGGCTTTGTCATCTGTCAGTGCTATAGGAAGTACATCCGGTTATCTATCTGGTACAGGCTTAAGTGGTGGTGGAGCACAATTTTTTAATCCATACAATTTATGTTATGGAGTTAGTGGTGGCACAGATAAGTATGTGTGGACTATAAATTTGGGTAGCAATAACCGTCATTATATAAAACAAATAAAAATATTAGGTGGTCATAATTACGAAATAACAAATCTCACCAATACTGGTACCAATCCACCAACAACACCTGCTTTAACTAATGCAGCCAATGCGTCTGGCGTTTACTTAAATAATCCCTATGCCATAATATATGATAATATTAGCAATTCTTTGTATTTTTCAAATTTGCAATATGCAGTACAAAAATTAAATTTAAATGATAAAAAAATTTATAATGTAGTCGGGAGTAAAACTCCGGGAAATTTGGCAGGTGCCGCAGGCAATGCACAATTGGGTAGTATTTACAGTTTAGCTATTAGCGGTGATTATCTTTATATAAATGATAGTACAAACAAAAAGATATGGAAATTAGAAAACTTCAGAAGTGATTTATCTGCCACTCGAATATTATCTGAATTTATTGGTGGTCCTGGTTCTAGTACGAGATTTTCAAGATTTCCTACAGGTTTAATATTAGGAAATGATAATGATTTTCTTTTGCAAGATAGTTATCAGATAAAACAGGTTTATTCTCTTAGTGGAAGATATTTACCTAAAGTAATCAATGGCGTCGCGACGCTTGCCAAGTATAAGAATACAACTTATTCCACATTGGATTGGTTGCCTTCAGCATTATTCATGGATGAGACTAATAAATTGTATTTCACTGAACAAAAAAATGATCAGGCTGGGTATATTATAGACAAAAAACTTTATCCGTATAAAAATATGCCTGCGGGAAATTTGGGTATTGGCGCCGGATACAATAAGACAACATGCGGATTTATAAAAGTAAATGCTGAAGATGCTGAAGGCGTACCTAAATTTAAGAGAATACAAATGGTAACAGATAAAGAACCAATCCCCGGCAATAATAAATTCAATTGTTTATTTGCGGCTTTGGATACAGAAGATTCACTTTGGATTTGGGGTTACAGCCCAGATGGTGCTTTTGGAAATGGGTTTATATATGAAATGGGCCCTACAAAAATATACCAATTTGATAAAAATGTAAAAGATTTTCAAATAAATTGTGCAACAAGTGCGGGGAGTAATCGTACTCTCATTTCTATTATTACAAAAGATAATAAATTGTATACGGCCGGCGACAATGGCGCAGGTCAATTGGGTCGTAATGATAGTAGAATTTATGATGCCAGTCATCGTATATTTAGACAATGCAAAAAAGAAGTTGGTGGTAATGTATATCTAGTAGACGATGCTGAAAAATTAATGGAATCATCAACAGTAGGATATAAAAATAATTATTATATTAGTACATTATCTACCGTATGGGCATGTGGTGCAGCATTAAGTGGGGAATTAGGCAGAGGTCCATTATCTATAAGCAAAGATCCCGTTTTTAAAGAAGTAGATAATTTAACTAATATAAAACAAATAATAGGAAATCTTGGCACTAATGCACCCTCAAATGCTCTTACAATTTTTGCATTAAAAGATGACGGAACCTTATATTCATGGGGCTGGAAGGTTCAACCTTAAGTAACAATATGCTAGATGCAGTAATATATACTCCTACAAATTGCTATAATTTCGAAACAAAAGATATTGTGATTGATGCTAAGTATATTATTACAAATAATGATTTCAAACAATTTTCAAGTGCTGGATATATTGATAAACAAAATAATCTCTATGTAGGTGGGCATTTAGCAAATGTTGAATTGCCGGATCTGCCTACATATACGCCATATTTTAGAAAATTCAATATGAAGAACATTATGACCGATGTGTGTATGATTAATACAACAAATATTGTTAGAAAGTCTAACGGTACTGTTTATACTATCAATTCTTTCGGAGCTAAGAAAGTATTCTAATCTTGCTTGTCAGATGGTAATTCAATGTCACGCTCTTTAGCTACAGACTTCATTTTTGAAAGGTAAGAGATCATAGTTTCTGGTCTCTTTCCACCATGCTGAAAATCATTTCTTCTATTGATTAGGTCCTTGTAGATTTTTTTGAATCTTTCTTCTGAAATGTCATAAAGATCTACATCTTTGTCTTCTCCAGAATATTTTTCTTCATTCCTTTCTAGATAATCAATAAAATCATCAAATTTGGACTGCTTTTCGGGTGAAGTTGAATATCCTAATTTGGTCATTCTAGCCCAGTTTAGGACTCTACCTAAATTGGCTTTTGTTGGAGTATCATTAATGAATTTTTTAACAAAAGCAATTTTTTCATCAACATCTTTAATTTTCTTAGCATCTGTTCTTGCATCTTGCCATTCAGTATTAAATTTGTTAACAGTCTCTGTATAGAATTGTTTAAAAGAACTCATGTTGTTATTTACTCCATTTTATACCATGTCTACAATCTGGCCAGATATAACCTACTTCTGGATCAGCGTTTGGAAAGACATCTCCATAAAATACTGGATCTTTTCTTTTTAAAACACATTGATGAGTAAAATGAATTTCTTCATCTCCAAACCAAAACGGTAATTTATTATTAGAAGAGAAGAAGTCCTTATAAAAAGCAATTTGGTCTTCTGTATTATCTTTATAACCTCTGCGCTTCCATTCCCTACAAGAAACAATTCCATATTCTACTAATTGATTAAAGTGACCCCACCACATCCATTTGCATGGATCTCTGAAGCCTAATGTCTTGTCTTGATCTGGCTTCATTTGGAATGATCGCAAAATGCCCAAGACTTCTGCTCTTTGCTTACCCAATCTTCGGTAATCAAGAACTCTCAGAGATTTTTCATAATCTGGATACGGAAGAAATGTTTGCATGATTAAAGATAGATGGTTTCGAAACCCTTTAAATTAATTTTATGTTTAGAGTAGAAAATATTGAGAAGCTGGATCAACTTAAGAGAAAGTCAAGATATGAATCACAATATCGCGATGAACTTAAGTTAGTTTCCTTTACCTTGAATAAAGAAATTGAAAAGGATGAAAAGCATAATTTTAATATTCTATTTGATTTTTTTAAATCAAAGGAATGTCAATATTTTACTATCCTATCTGATGGATTTCATTGTGATAAAGAAATGATTGATTTTAGCAGTAAATTTAGAGATGAATGGTTGTTACGGGTAGGATGGAGATCATCTCATTATACGATCTCCAAAAAAGGTACTTACTGGGATTCATCTTTATTCAGAGATAAAAGTGAATATAAAGGACTTTATGTAAAGAAAGATGATAATACTTATAAGCATTTTTCTAAACGCAAAGAAATTTTAAATTTTTATTTTTCAAATGGTATTGCTACCAATACCACCCAAATGCCTCTCCCTGCCTATGAATTTACAAGAGATACTGCTATTGATATTAAAACAATTCTTGCAATGCTTTCTCGCTTTGTAACAAAAGATATTATCGTTACAAATCTTAAACAAATTCGTCGTTATGTAAAACAGTATCATTGGCAAGGTAAAGAAGAAATCGTCGCTGCTTTAAAACAATATTCACACATCAAATAAGAAAACGAAACCCCTTAAACTTAAACATCAATCAAACATATGGCTACTACATCAAATACCACAATCAGAACCATCACTCCAAAATCTGCAACCAAGGCTATTAAGCGTGCAATCGCTAAGCGCCGCCCAATCATGCTCTGGGGTCCTCCGGGAATCGGCAAGAGCGACGTCGTTGCTCAAATCGGTGCAGAGCAAGGTCGTGAAGTAATCGATATTCGGCTGGCTCTCTGGGATCCAACAGATATTAAGGGAATGCCTTATCTTAATGAAAAAGACGGTACCATGAATTGGGCTCCTCCTAGTGAATTGCCTCATGATCCAGATAGCAAGGCGATCGTCTTCTTGGACGAAATTGTTTCAGCACCACCCGCCGTTCAAGCAGCTGCTTACCAGTTGATTTTGAATCGTCGCGTCGGCAAGTATCGCCTTCCAGAAGGTGTAGACATTGTAGCAGCAGGTAACCGCGAAGGAGATCGTGGTGTAACGTATAAGATGCCGGCACCATTGGCTTCTCGTTTTATTCACCTCGAAATGACAGCATCTAATGATGATTGGGTTGATTGGGCAGTTAATCATAATGTTCATCCGGATGTAATTGGTTACATTTCTTTCGCAAAGCAAGATCTCTTTAATTTTGATCCACAATCACCTTCTCGCTCCTTTGCATGTCCGCGTACATGGAATTTCGTTTCTGATCTCTTGTGGGATGAAGATGAAGATGTGAATTCATTGACAGATCTTGTATCTGGTGCTATTGGTGATGGATTGGCTCTTAAGTTCATTGCGCATCGCAAGCTTTGCGGCAAGTTGCCTAAGGCCATTGATATTCTCGAAGGTAAGGTAACGGAGCTTAAGAATAAGGAAAGTAAAGAAGTATCTGCGATGTATTCGCTAACGGTTTCTCTTTGTTATGAATTGAAAGAATTGGCAAATGCTAAGACGAAGAAGTGGCATGATTATGCTGATCGTTATTTTCGATTCATGATGGATAATTTTCCAACTGAATTGGTTATCATGGGTGCTAAAGTAGCTTTGACCAATTATGAATTGGATATTGATCCAAAGAAGCTTACCTCTTTTGATGACTTCTTTAATAAGTATGGTAAGTATGTTTTCGATAGTAATGATTGATATGTAGCCTAACCTTGAGAGCTATCTGTACGAGTGTATGGATAGCTCTTTTGGTCTTTAGAAACCCTTTAAAATTTTTATATGAAAAAGAAGCTCGAAAAAATTGAAAATATTAATATCCCAGCTGTTGATGAAAAGTTGGTAAAGGCTGCTGTTTCGTTGCTAATTAAACACCCTTTCTTTGGTCAAATGGTTCCTCACCTTAAGCGCACTCGTGCAGAGGATTGGTGTGATACAGCAGCAACAGATGGTCGTAATTTCTTTTATAATCCCGCGTTTATTCATGCATTAACCACACAAGAAACAGTATTTCTTTATGCACATGAAGTATTGCATAATTGTTTCGAGCATCATATTCGTAGGGGAGATAGGGATCCTAAGCTTTGGAATGTTGCTGCTGATTTTGCTATTAATCTTATTCTAGTAGATAATAATATTGGTAAACAAATCCCGGGGACTCTGCTTGATGCAAAATTTAAAGATCTCTCTGCAGAACAAATTTACGATATCATCGAAGAAGAGATTGAAAAGAAGGGTAATTATGGCGGAATGACTTTGGATGAATTAGTGGATAAGTTGCTAGATGAACATCTTTCAGGCTCGGGAGAAGATGATGAAGAGGGAGATGGTAAAGGTAAAAAGAAAAAGAAGCCTAATATGAGTGGCATGTCTGAAGAAGAAAAGCAGAAGCTTCGTGATGAAATTAAATCACAGCTAATGGCGGCTGCTCAGAATTGTGCCGGCAATATTCCATCGGGCATGGGTCGTCTTATCGAAGGTCTATCAGCTCCTAAAATGAATTGGAGAGAGATTCTTCGTACACAAATCCAAAGTACCATTCGTTCAGATTATTCATTCTTGTCTCCTTCTAAGAAAGGAATGTCAACCCGATTTAAATTGCCAGGTATGAAGAGAGATGAAACCTTAGATATCTGCGTAGGTATTGATGCTTCGGGTTCTATTGATGAAGATGACCTTAAAGCATTCTTGAGTGAAATTTACGGCATTATGTCACAGTATTGTGATTATCAAATTCATGTATGGAGTTATGATACCCAAGTATATAATCCCGAAATCTTTCGGGCTGATGAAGGAAGAGATATTTCTACTTATCAAGTAAAGGGTGGTGGTGGTACCGATTTCAATGCTTCATATGAATATATGAAAGATAATTCTATTGATGCAAAGATTTACATTAACTTTACAGACCTATATCCTTGCGGCGGATTTGGTGATCCTTCTTATTGTGATACAATCTTCGTTGTAAGGGGTAGCAATAAATCTCAGGCTCCCTTTGGATTAACTATCCATATGGATTAGAGAACTTGAATAGCTGAAGTAGATAATGTATCTGTTCCTGTACCAGAAAGGTCTTGAATTTCTGATCCTATATAAAGGGTGTTATCTACTTCATTAAAAGCTAATTCACCGGGATCTAATACCGTAGGTGGTCCTGGATCTCCTGCTAAACGTCTCTTAATTTGCCATACAAAAGCCATAAAAATATTTAGGTGAAATAGTTTCCAAATAATTGATAAATAATAATATGAATAGAAGAGATTTCCTCTATGCTGGCCTCTTCGGAGGGTTGGGCCTAACAACCGGTGATGTACTTAGAGCTCAATCAGAGTCTAAGATTTCAGCTAAGGCACAGTCAATTATTCACATCTACCTACCAGGTGGTGCAGCTGCACAAGAAACTTGGGATCCAAAGATTCATGCACCTATTGAATTCAGAGGACCTTTGGGTTCTGTTCAGACTAGTATTCCGGGCGTACATTTCTCAGAGTATATGAAAGAAACAGCAAAGATCGCTGATAAGATTACTGTTGTTCGTTCTATGACTCATGGAGAAGCAGCCCATGAACGTGGTACCCATAATATGTTTACTGGATATCGTCCATCTCCTGCTATTAAGTATCCTTCCTTTGGTTCTGTAGTTGCTCATGAATTTGGAAGTAGAAATTACTTACCTCCTTATGTTTGTGTTCCGAATATGAATTCAGAAGATGCAGGAACAGGATATCTTTCAAAAGCTTTCGGACCTTTCTCATTAGGATCAGATCCAGCAGCCAAAGACTTCGCCGTTCGTGATTTAAAAATGAATGCCGGTGTAGATGAAGCGAGATTTAATCGTCGTCGTAGTATTCTTGAAACGGTAGATAATCATTTCCGTTCTATTGAAAATGCCGATGCTATTGCATCTATGAATAAGTTCTATCAACAAGCTTACGATCTTGTCTCTTCATCACAAGCAAGAGAAGCTTTTGAATTATCTAAAGAACCAGAACATATTCGTAATGCATATGGACAAACACAAGCCGGTCAAAGATTCTTAATGGCACGTAGATTAGTTGAAGCAGGAGTACGTTTCGTTTCCGTTGTCTATGGTGGGTGGGATCATCATGCTGCTATTGGTGCTAATATTAAAAATCAATTACCAGCATTCGATCAAGCTTATGCAGCTTTGATTAAAGATCTAGACCAAAGAGGAATGTTAAAAGATACAATTGTTATGGTATCTTCAGAATTCGGCAGAACTCCTAAGATCAATAAAGATGCCGGTAGAGATCATTGGCCAAGAGTATTCTCAGTAGCATTCGCCGGCGGTGGATTCAAAGAAGGTTATATTCACGGAGCTTCCAATGCAACAGGTGCAGAGCCAGAAGAAAAACCTTTGACCGTTGAAAATATGGCGGCAACAATTTATAATCAAATCGGTATCGACCCTGCTAAACATTTGATGTCAGATGGCAATAGACCAGTATCAATTGTTTATAACGGAACAGTCGAACAAGATTTATTAGCATAATTATATGGATCAATATAGAGTAACACAAATCATTCAAGAACTCATTAATGATAAAAATAATGAGTTGTCACAATTAAACAATTATCTTTACGAAGCACAAACTAGTTCATGGAGCTATGTAAATCCTCAAGACTACCAAAATGTAATTAATGAAAAGGATATGGCTTGGGGAAGGGTAAATGATCTTCAAAATCAATTAAATTCTGTTCAACAGAATTATGATAATCTAGTATCTAACTCTTCAAATTCTTCTGCAGAATTAGATGCTATGCGGTCTGTTCTAGATGCAGTAAGAGCAGAAAGGGATTTTCTCCAAACACAATTAGGATCAAATACTTCTACTATTGTAGATCTAGAAAATAAAGTCAGTCAAAAGAGTGATGAATTATCTACTATTCAAACTTCAGTAAATGATCTTCAAGCAAAGATCTCTGAACAAAATAGTAGTATCGCAGATTTGAATTCTCAGCTTAATAGCAAGCAAGAAGAAATTTTAGATCTTAAGCAAAAGCTTGGTGACTTCGAAAGCAAATTTCTTAATCTCAAAAGTAAAATCAAAGCCGAGATGGAAGAAGCTACTAGCGAAGTTGAAAGCGTTCTTGAAGAATCTGATTTGAACGATTAACGAAACCGGGTAAAATGAGGATATGAAAAAAATCCTCATTTGTTCAGTATTAGTAGGAGCCACATTGATCTCTTGCACAGAGAAGACAGATGTGGCTCTCACTGTCTTTAGAGATAAGCAAGAAGATAAACTTTTGCAGCAGGTAGGTGAAGGAGAGGCTGCTATTGAATTTTATCGACGTCAATATGGTGTATTGAAAGAAAGACTAGTCAGGCTTCGTACTATGGAAATCCTTTTTCAAAAACAAGCTGATCAGGCCATGGCTGATAATAAAATTACTAGATCATCTTTCTTAGATCAGAAGTTAGCTATGCTTCATGATCGAATTCCAAAAGCAGAAAAAGAACTTAATGACTTCTATGAAATCCTCGAAAAGAAGAGAGAAGAGATTAGGTTGATCAAAGATGAAACATACATCAATACGGCCATGGCTAAAACTACATTGGATATGCCAACAGTATCAACTTATGACAAGAGGAAAGAAACCATTGATAATTTAGTAGAGTCATTAAGACAAAAAGCTAGTAGGTCTGAAGCCTTATTGCAAGTAGCTCTTAATGAAGAAAGAATGATTCAAAATGAAACTAAATAAACTTATTCCTTTATTGGCTACACTTCTAATTGCTTGTAGCCCAGAAGAAAAGGTGTTTATTCCGAATGATGTGATCTTGGAATATACACCAACACTCTTGACAAAGAAAGAGGCTTTTGAATTCCGCCTACAAAAGATTAAAGAAGAAAAAAATCTCTTTGAAAAATTGTATAGAGAAATTCAATCACCCAATGCTAGAGAAAATACTTATTTCAAATTGAGAGAACTAGAAAAAGAAGAAGAAAAATTAAAGAATCAATTATACAATATTCTTAATACTGCAGAAGAAAATGCTGTTAAAAAGCATGATAGTTTATTACCAGTCAATGATGAATATTTGAATGATAAGTCATTGCAATCTGAGAAAGTATCTTATCCATTTTATAAACCTAATGGAGAACCCATTCTCTATCCAAATATTAATAAATTCGATGTAGTAAATGAATTTAAAAACGTTCCAAAGCTGAAGAGACATTTTGATGAAAAAAATGTATGGAGAGTATATCATAAGTATCCTCAAGTATTAGATTGTAAAACACCTGCAGGATGGAAATATTATTGCGCAGTCCAGTCTGCAGCTTCACATTTATCTACATATATTCCTGGTGAAGAATTTTTAATGGATCTTGCAAAAGAGTTATATGATGCATATGGAATTAAAGATTTAGAAACCATGCATTATAAACACGGATATCAAAGACCAGATCATGTTTTAAAATGGAATAGAAATACACTATGAGATTAGGATTATGTTGTTTATTATTGGGAGACGAAAGTAGTGAATTTAAATCAACTACTGTCACCTGGGCAAAAAAGAATGAAGATAAAATTTATAATAAATTAAAAAATATCTATTCTCATAATTTAAATGAATTATGTAAAGTAATAGATTATTGTATTAATAATAATATTTGGCATTATCGAATTTCATCATCTTTATTTCCTCTAGGTGATTTAGAACCTTATTCTAATTTCTTTAACGATTTTATTCATAATAAAGAATATTGGTCAATTGCAAGTAAAAAAATTAATGAATATATTTCCTTGGGTGGTAGATTGTCTATGCATCCTTCGCAATTCTGCATTATAACCAATGAGGATAAAAAGATATCTTCTTCATCTATAGCTAACCTAGAAATGCATGGTGATATCATGTCAAATCTAGGGATTCCTGAATCATTTCAGTATCCAATCAACATTCATCTATCAAATGGCAAAAAGCCTCAGGAAGCTATCAATGCGGCGCTTTTAAACATAGAAAAATTATCTGCTAGAGTTAGATCTAGACTAGTCTTTGAGAATGAAGATAAAAGTTATTGGACTTGGCAAAAGATTAAAAAAGATTTTCCTAATACTCCTATTACTCTTGACTATCATCATCGTTTAATTAATAATGAAAATGAACCCGAATGGAGGGCTCATGAAGCCTGTGTAGCTACATGGACCCGTTACGGTGTTAAACCATTATTCCACTATAGTGAAGGTAAAGATCATTCATTAGATAGATCCCATTCAGACTATATTAAAGAATTGCCGAGATACTCTGATATGGATTTAGAGATTGAAGCTAAACAAAAGAATCTAGCTATATTAGATATAAGACAAAAACAATATATTTTTGAATAAATATATTCATGTCTGAAGATCTTCAAATGAAGGTTTCTATCTTGGAACAAGAATTAATCTCTTTGAAATTTCAAAAAGAAACTCTTGAAAAAGAAAATGACAAATTAAAATTAGAACTTAAAAAATATGCCTCACATTGTAAACATCACGGAGATAGAATATGTAACACCAGTTGCGGAAGGTGTAACTGACGAGAGACCAACTTTACTTACATTCGGTGTAGAAGATAACATCGATAAAGATTATATCGAACAAGAGTTTCTAGAGCATATTAAAGAATATACAGGTCATGACGTGAAATCATTTCGTTACGATTTCACCTATACAGAGAATCTAGAAGATTAAGCTTGGTTCGACCAAACAGCATGTATGGTGCATGCAGCTGCAGCTGATACTGATACTTCATTGGTATTAGCTACCAATTCAAGATCTAAAGCCATACCAGGAGATAATATAAAATTAGATGTTGATCCTGTTTTTCTTACCACTACATTTTTACCCGTAAAAACATCTCCTGAATCATTTACGATAGAAACTTTTTTTGCTGCATTAGAAGGAAATGCTGCAACTGAAGTTGTTACATTTTGTTCAATGATATTCCAATTAGTAGTGACTGGAACACTACCTCCACCACCACCGGTACCGCCTGCAATATCACCTGCGTTAACGATGTAAGTTAATACAGCTGTGTGTGGATATACATCTACAGAGGAAGTAGGTTCTACTCCGGTTTCTGCATAGGCTACGCGAGTAGTTGATACATAAGGAAATCTGGCGTCTGTTTCATTAATTTTAATAAATTTACCATATTCCAATGAAGCTGGGTTGTTACGTACATCGGTATCAAAATCAGTGTATGCCATACAATTATTTATGCTTTTGAAATAAATAAAAGCATGCCCAGTATTACATTTCCTTCCGGGAGTATATTAGCTCCCACTGTATTAGATCTATCCTCTAACCTGGCTAGTATTTACAGTGTAGTATGTGCAAATAGCGCAGATTGGGGAAGTGTAGATCCGTCAGATCAATCTAGATGGGATTCATCTTATGATACTGTTAGTTCATTGAGTGGAGATTGGAATAATGTATATTCCGCGGTTTTAAATAATAGCGGATCTTGGTCATATGATGGTAGTGACATTAAGGCATTAACGGGTGATTGGAGTGATGTATATTCTACGGTTTTAAATAATAGTGGATCATGGTCATATGATGGTAGTGACATTAAGGCACTAACAGGTAATTGGAATGATGTATATGCAACCGTATCTTCACTCAGTTTTAATTGGGATAGTGCCTATGCATTGCTAACTGGTAGTTCAGCCAATTGGGATAGTGCTTATACGACAATACAAGATGTATCATCTAGTTTTGGTGATTCATTAACTTGGGTTAGAAGTAACTCATCAACAATGTATGTTGATAGATTGGGAATTAATACAGACATTAGTTTACTATCTAATAATTTAAAATTAGCAGTTCAGGGTGATACTGTAATATATGGTAATTTATCTTCATTGGGTACAACTACATTGGTTAATGTAACGGCAAATGTTACTGATGCATTATCTGTTGTCAATCCAGGATTTGGTTCACTTAATGCTATATACATAAGTCAAGGAGGCCCCGGCGCGGGTATTAAGATGGATAACGCCGGTTCAGGTCCTATGATGACATTAGAAGGAAATGGTAATGTCGGAATTGGAACTGGTACTCCAAACGAAAAATTAACAGTAAATGGTAAAATTTCTAGTAATAATATAATTTACGCTTTGGGTGGTGACAGTAATCAATGGAACTCATCCACCACATTATTTGCATCATCATCTAGCCTTTGGCAAAGTAATTTTGTTACTACCAGTGCATCGTCTGGTAGATGGAACACCGCATATAACACTTTAACTAGTACATCCGGAAATTGGAATTCGACTTATACTAGCTTGACAGCTAACTCTGCTAATTGGACTAGTACATTTAGCGTATTAACAGCAAATTCGGGTGTATGGACCACATCAAGAAATATATTAACTGCTAATTCAGCAACATGGAATGCATCTTATACAAATTTAACTGCTAATTCTGCTAACTGGACAAGTACGTATAGTGTATTAACAGCTAATTCGGGTGCATGGAATTCAACAAGAAATACACTAACAGCCAATTCTGCCTCCTGGAGTACGGCATATACAAACTTAACTGCTAATTCTTCTAACTGGAATAGTTCATTTAGTGTATTGACAGCGAATTCAGGTGATTGGAACACAACACGAAGTGCTGTTACAGCTAATTCCGCAAATTGGAATTCCGCGTCTATCAACTATATTATTGATGGAGGGTCAGTAACTGTTACAACCGGGAGTAAAGGTGTGATTTATATGCCAACAGGATTCAAGGTAACTAATTGGAGAGTCATGGCAGAAACAGAAACAACGGCAAAAATAGATATAAGAAGATTCACAAATAATACTTATAAAACAACATCATTATCTAGTGATTCAATACTCTTAGATAAGACAGATCCTCAAATTAGAAACTTACTATCTTTAAATGCATCTTCTTCCGCAGTTGGTACCGGTACAATCTTTAGAGATATATCTGCTCTAGATACATTAGAATTCTATGTAGAGGAAAATGACTTCGCAAGAAGGTTCACTGTTGCTCTGGCTGGATACAAAACAACGTAACGATACCCGTTAAGATTAGCCATGGTTATTTCATATGGCAAACATTGTGGTAAATCAGTAGATGAAGTAAAAGAAATTGATCCGCATTATCTAAAGTGGATAGCTTCATATGAGAATCCTCCTACAAAGAAGAAGAAGAAAACTAAGCATCCTCTTGAAGAACTTTCAACATATCTAAAAGAAAATAAACAAATCTTAGACGAAATTGAAAATAAGATTAATGCATTAGCAGATAAAAATTCTGCTTTTTTAAATGAAATTAATCGCTATATATTCATGTCTCAATTGACTGGTAATTATAGAGGAAAGATTTTTCTAGAATCTATTAAAAAATCTTTGTTGGCGGGTAATAATTTATCTTTTAATACGAGAAAAATTTGCATAGATATCATTTCTCGTGGAACAGCTAAGAAGCCAATTCGCAGAGGCAGTAAGAAATATATGGAAAAAGTAGATGCATTAAATTCACATTTTGAAACTAGTGATACGGTGAATTCGGGTGAAGAAAATGTATAAATAATAATGTATGGATTACCTTTGCAATACACGCTTCGATGTCTCTTCTAGAAGAGAGTTCCTAACAAAAACCAGTTTCGGTGTTGGTGGTGTAGCATTGGCTACAATCCTTCAAGACCTTCAAGCAGCGGAAAGCCCACTTAAACCACGTAAAGCTCCTTTACAAGGCAAGGCTAAAGCTGTTATTCATATCTTTGCTGGTGGTGCACCTTCTCACCTGGATACCTTTGATTATAAGCCCGAAATGAAGAAGTTTGATGGCACTTCCTCAGACAGTGGTCAAAGAGAGATTTTTTATACTCCTTTTAATTTTACTCCATCAGGTAAGTCTGGAATTCATATTTCCGATGCTTTTCCACAACTTCAAACCGTTGCTGATGAAATGTGCCTTATTAATTCTGTCACCACAGATGTTCCTGCCCATGGTCCTGCAGCTAAATTAATTCATACTGGTTCGTTGGTACTTCCTAAACCTTCCCTAGGTTCTTGGACCCTATATGGATTGGGAACAGAAAATCAAAGTTTGCCTGGATTTATTACTTTAGGTGGCGCAGCTGAATGGAGACAATCTTCTTTCCTTCCTTCTTTATTCCAAGGTTCTGTTGCTAACTTTAATCGTAATGCAGCTCCTAATAAGGTTCTTCCAAATCTTTTCTCAGAATTCACAACAGCAGATTCACAAAAGAATCAAATTGATCTAACAAAGAAATTGAACTTAATGCATGAACAAAGAGTTCAAAAAGACGAACAATTAGAAGCACGTATTGAATCCTTTGAACTAGCATTTAGAATGCAAGCTGCTGCAACAGATGCTTTTGATATTAAGAAGGAATCTGAATCAACCCGTGAAATGTATGGTAATACAGAATTAGGAGCAAAACTTTTAGTAGCAAGACGTTTAGTAGAACGTGGTGTTCGTTTCGTTCAGATCGAGGCTGGTGGATGGGATCATCATACAGATGTTAAAACAAATGTAACACGTGTAGGAGGAGCTATTGATACTCCTGCTGCAGCACTTATTAGAGATTTAAAACAAAGAGGACTCTTAGATTCTACTCTCATTATTTGGGGTGGAGAATTTGGTAGAACAGTAACTACCCCAGGTCGTGTAAATGAACGTTCTGGAAGAGATCATCATAGCAAAGCATTTTCTATGTGGATGGCCGGGGGCGGTGTAAAGGGAGGTATTCGTTATGGTAAGTCGGATGAGATTGGTAAGAATGTCGCAGAAGATCCTGTGACAGTACATGATTTCCATGCAACGGTCTTAAGGTTGCTTGGATTCGACCATACGCAATTGACATATCGATATAATGGTAGGGACTTCCGTTTGACCGACAATTACGGAGAGATCATCAAGGAAATCATTGCATAAGAATTCACGCTGGTCACGTGCGCTTGAGTGTCACGGTGGAGCACCGCGAAAGAGGCTCCTTAATCACTCTGACAAAAACCGTCCGATACCCTTTAAAATAGGTTATGAGAAGAGCTGCCCTAAGATGGTTACGAAAACCATATGAAGATTATACTAATGCAGAAGGCATTATAGATGGTCAATTATATGATGAGAATGGTAATATACATCCTACACCCGAGATTAAATGGCCTCACAAGTTCTGGTCTGGTAATCCCAAAGAAAGTAAAACAGATAAGCTAATGACTAGCGGAATCTATATATGCAGACACCATCCTATAAAATACGGATTAGAATTTACCAGTAAAAGAAAATGTGGTGCCATATCAAAGAAAACTATTCACTCTTACAAAATAATTGATGCGAAGAAATTTTTCATATTTGCTATTAAGTATCCTGAATTGATTTATTTCAATCCTATGTCAAAATAGGTTCATGAAAGTAACCTTAATTGACAAGTTAGGAACAGACCTCACAGTTGTAAATGCAGCTCGTGTATCTTTTGATAAAGAATCTTGTTTGGAAGTAGTTGGTTATGACGAAGAAGTGGATTTAGATTCCAGAAGTGTAACCTCAACACCAATTCTTAAGCTAAAGAAAGGAGACGAAAAACTGATTAACTTCTTGGCTGAACACAATCATTGGTCTCCGTTTGCACATGCGCAATTGCAATTTAGAATTAAAGCACCAATCTTTGTTGCGAGACAACTTGGTAAACATCAAATCGGAATGATTTGGAACGAGATTTCTAGACGATATGTAGACAGTGAACCAGAATTTTATTTTCCTGATAATTGGCGCAAGAAAAATCCCGACAAAAAGCAAGGGTCAATGGAAGACGAATTTGTTAATTTGGATTTTGCAGAAAATTACACTGTTAAAAATATTGTGATGAGCTGTCTTGAACTATACAAGGTTATGCTTTCCCAAGGCGTATGTGCTGAGCAAGCTAGAATGGTTCTGCCTCAAAATATGTATACCGAATGGTATTGGACTGGTTCGTTATATGCATTTGCTCGTGTTTGTGGTTTGCGTTTAAAGAAAGATACACAAGCTGAAACGAGAGTTATTGCTCAACAAATTGATGAACTAATTGCAAAAGAATTTCCTGTGTCTTGGAAAGCTCTAACAAAAAATAAATAAACATATGAAGAAGATCCTATTAACACTACTGGCAATTGCTTCTATTTCTTATGGAGATGAAGGAATTAGTTTCTTTGAAAAGAACATTAGACCACTTCTTGCTGAGAAATGTATTGAGTGTCATTCTTCTGAAAAAGGAGTATCAAAAGGAGGATTAACTCTAGACACTAAGAAAGGCTGGGAAGATGGTGGTCAAGGAGGAAAAACTATCATCCCAGGAAAGCCTGGAGAGAGTATGTTCATCAAGGCTATTGAATATACAGATGACGATTTGCAAATGCCTCCAAAGAAGAAAGGAGGAAAACTATCCGATGAACAAATCAGCTTATTCAAACAATGGATTGCAATGGGAGCACCAGATCCAAGAGCTGGAGGAGAAGTCAAAAAGCTATCTGGAATGACAGAGCAAGCTAAAATGAATTGGTCTTTCTTGCCAATTTATTATAAGCCAGAAGCTCCCATGATTGGTGTACTATCTAGGACTTCTAAGATTGACTTTAGCAACTGGGCAAGGAATGAGATTGATTCATGGATTGTGTGGAAAATGATTAATGATAAGACTGGATTAACTCCTTCACCTTATGCTGAACCAGAAGCCCTTCTTCGTAGAATGTTTCTTGACCTGGTTGGTTTTGCCCCAACCGTAGAATCAATGAAACAGTTCTCCATGCAATATCGGGATGCTATTCTGAGAAAACAACCAGGAACAATTGAGTATCTCGTTGATCAATGGATTGATCAGCTTTTAGCTTCTCCTCATTATGGTGAGCGCTGGGCTAGACACTGGCTCAATACAGCTAGATATTCAGACACTACTGGCAACAGAGAAGGTAATGCCCGTAATGCTGAGTATCGTTATGAGTATGCTTGGACATATAGAGATTACGTAATTGATTCTTTTAATCAAGATAAGCCTTTTAATAAGTTTATTGTAGAACAATTAGCAGCAGACCAATTGCCTGATATTGGTACAAGTGATCCAAGACTGGCAGCTTTGGGCTTCCTCACGGTTGGTAAACGTTTTAATAACCCAGATGATGTGATAGATGAACGTATTGATACAACCTTTAAAGCATTCATGGGACTAACTGTATCATGTGCTCGTTGTCATGATCACAAATTTGATCCAATTCCTACTGCCGATTACTATTCAATGCATGGAGTATTCAACTCAATCTATGAACCAACGGAGGTTCCAATGGTTGCAAATGTAGGTTCTAAATATGAAGATGACTTTGTAAAGAAAGTTGAAGGGTTTGAAAAGGAAAGTAGAGACACTTATTACATCTATCTCAGAAAGAAGATCAAAGAATTTAATGAAAAAGCTTCTGCTTATCTAATGATCTCCACTAAGAAGGGGGCTGAAAGATTTGATGCATTGAAAGAATATGGATTCAACCAGAATAGAGAAGATGATGACTTTCCTGCACGTGCTGTGAGACTCAATGATAAGCATCCCGTGCTTGGAATCTTTTCTATTCTATCTAAGACTCCAGAAGATAAGATTGCTGAAAAGTTTGCAGAGATCAAAGACAAACCAGAATGGAATCAGTCAGTAAGAGCTCAATTTAGTCCAGCTACTCCAAAGACTCTAAAAGATGTAGCTGCTTTATATGAAACTTTATTCAATTCTGTTTCTCCAACACAGATTAATGATTACTATGATCAAGCTGCAAAGAAAGACTTTACAGAATATAAAGATAAGAATATGGCAGAACTTATTACTGCTGTATATCCAGTAATTCCAGCTTCTGATATTTGGACTAATGACCAATTCTTGCAAGTGTTTGGAGGAGGCATGATGAGGAATGCCACAGCAAAACTTCCTCCTTTACCAAGAAACTTCTTGCAATCAACTGCAGTTAATAAAATTAACTCATTGAAGATTTCCCACAAAGGAGCCCCAGGAGGAGCAATGATTGTTAAGGACAAAGACAAGCCAGTCGATTCTAAGATTTACATTCGTGGAGAGAGATCCAAACAAGGAGACGTAGTTCCCCGACGCTTCCTTACTTTCTTAAATCATGAAAACGAAGTATTTAAGCAAGGATCCGGTCGCTTAGAGCTTGCAGAAGCAATTGCTTCTAAAGATAATCCAATGACAGCAAGAACGATTGTTAACAGAGTCTGGATGTGGCACTTTGGTGAAGGTCTAGTAAAGAGTCCAGATGATTTAGGTAATATGGCTTCTCGTCCAAGTAATCAAGAACTCTTAGACTATCTTGCTAGCTGGTTTGTAGAGAATGGATGGTCTTTAAAGAAGCTTCATAAGTTTATCATGAAGTCTGCAACATATCGTCAGTCATCTGCCCCCAATGCAGCATTTGCTGTGAAAGATGGAGAGAACAAATACTTCTGGCACTATCCAGTCCGTCGAATGGACTTTGAATCTATTAGAGATTCCTTGGTACAAATTACTGGCAAGATGGATAAATCTGTTGGAGGTAAACCAGTTAATATTACTGATGAACCTTATTCCTATAGACGTTCCATTTATGGTTATGTTGATCGTTCTGCCGTATCTGACCTCATGATGCAGTTTGACTTCTCAGATCCAGAAATGACAAACTCTAAGAGAGCTTCATCTATTGTACCTCAACAGGCTTTATTCTTCATGAATTCACCTATGATCATTGATGCGGCAAGAGCTGTTACAGAGAGAAAAGATTTCCAGAATGCAAAGGATGATGATGAGAAAATTAAGGTTGTTTATGCTGTTTTGTTTCAGAGATATCCTAGGGGATCAGAACCATCAATGGCTAAAGAGTTTATAACTGAGGCTACTAAACATTATAAACCATCAACAACAAAACCAAAGACTACAACAAATGCTGAGGTGACTTTAGAGACTACGGTAGTTAGCAATAGTAATATGGGAATCCTGAAGAATGTAGGGAAGCCTGTTGAGCGCAAACCATTGACTCCATGGGAAGCCTATATACAAGCATTGATTATGTCTAATGAGTTTGTATACTTCAATTAATGTTGTTGAATCTTTATATTAAATTGGGGTGGTTAGTAGTAAAAATACTATACCACTCTTCATATTTCTTTTGTATTAAATTATTAAACAATGAAAAATTAGGTAATTATATTTGCAATATACAACACACTTTTGCATTTCACTTATTGAAATTAGAGCATAAAAACAAATGAAAACATTTTGGTATCTATGGAGTAAAGCATTAGGAGAGAAAGCCCATGATGACAGGGCTACAGCAGATAAGGTTGCAATTATAAGAACACTTATTGTTCTTGTATACGTTATAACTAATTTGTTTATAGTATCAAATATTATTATAGGTTGGTTAAAACATTAAATAAAACTATGAACTTTAAGGATTTTTGTTATTCAGAAAAAAATATTTCACTTCTTGAAGAAGTAGAAGTTAGTGAGGGTCTAAAATATCATCTAGATAACAATATTTCTTTATATGAGAATGTTTATCGTATTTACTCAGATGCTTGGATTGCTTTAATAGAAGAAGCTAGAAGTCTTTATGAAAGAGATCTTCTAGCTTTAAATGATGAAGATGCAGAATTATTAGGAACAGACGTTGGTGAAGTGGTTCTTATTGAAGGCAGAGAAATATATTTGGATGCACCAATTCCATTAGAAGAAGATCTAATGTTAGAAGAGAAATCAAAAGGCAAAAAACATCGTTTAAATTCTCCATTCAGAACACCGGGGGGACCTAAGAAGTTTGCCGTTTATGTAAAGACAGGAGCAGGTAGAGTTAAGAAGGTAACATTCGGTGATCCTAATATGCGGGTTAGAAATTCTTCTAAAGCTAGAGCCAAATCATTTAGAGCAAGACATAAATGTGATCAGAAGAAAGACCGAACCACTGCGGGATATTGGTCCTGTAATATTTCTAGATATCGTAAGGCTTTGGGATTAAAGTCTAGCAGAGTATGGTAAATGATTTTCCTTTCAAACAAGAGCAAATAGAAGAAAATGTCTACATAAGGGAATTCAGTCCGAGTGTAGATAGTAATGAACTACAATGGCACTACGATCAAGAAGATCGTCTAGTAGATGTTTTAAATGAAAACGATTGGTTAATCCAATTTGACAATGAATTGCCAAAATCTTTAACACAAACCATTTTTATCGAAAAGGGAAAATACCACAGGATCATAAAAGGTACAACACCGTTAAAATTAAAAATTAAAAAAATAAAATGTTGATACTATTCGGTTTATCGTTATTATTAATTGTCATGCAAATCGACTCAATTTATCTTAGACCAATTCTAGAAACATTAAAAGCAGCTAATACAGTTATTGATAAACCAACAAATCCTATTGATTCATATGGTACTATCCAAGAAAATTTTGGAACAACAAAATCACCAACTATCTACAATGCTCACGGTATTGTAACCCCAGAGAATCCAAATACTCTCATCGCAAAAGTCTAAATATAGATATGATCAAGATCATTGCTTTACTTGGTCTTTTAGCTTTACCTACTTATGGTGGCTTAAAGCTAAAAGAGAAAGAATCTCCTTCTTCTTTATCGTTAGATCAAGTAAAGCAAGGAACTGATGACCTAGGAAATATTAATTTAGATTTAATTGCTAAGCTTAATGCGGGTGATTTAGTATCATTTAAATTAGCAGATCGTATTGTTGTAGGTAGAGTAACAAAAGTAGAGATAGTAGAGAACGAACATATCAAAGTTATTGGTGTTTTCGATAAAGAAGAAAAAGCCGGGTTTGGTTTCATCTTCTCCCAGAAAGAAGGTAAGATTGGGGGTACGCTCTTATTTGAAGGAGATAATGTTACCTATCGTTTACGATACAATGAGAATAAAAAATTCTTTTATCTAGAGAAAGATCAAACGCCACCCATTAAAATTAATCATGATTCAAGCGTCAAAAGACATTCTTCAACACGCGGAACATCTGTTTAAAAACCAAAAAGCACCCACTGCAAAATATACTTTAATGGTTTCAGCAGGAGTAGACTCTATTGCTGCTGCTCATTATTTTATTCATAAGGTCAGTAGAGAGAATGTGATGGTATATCACTTCAATCATAACCTAAGACCTCAGAATAATGAAATGGAAAGAAAGGTTAAACAATTTTGTGAAGATTATAAAATCCAATTTCATACTTGTAAAAATGAATTGCCTAACGATTCAGAATGGTTTAAAGAATCTAAAAACTATAGAGAAGGTGATTTAAGAAGGATGCGATTAGGTTATATTCGAACAGAAAGAACTATTGCTATTACTGCTCACCATTCTGATGATGTAGTAGAATCTTATCTTCGCAATACCTTCGAAGGCCATGCAGATTATCTACCCATTCCTTTTGCAACAGCTGTAGAGTGCTATTTAAAAATGGGTACCTCTGTTATTGCACATCCATTCTTATTCTGCAGAAAACAAAATTTTATCTCTTATGCAGAGAGACATGACCTAATGAAGTATGTAGAAGAAGACGAAACAAATAAGGTTGTGAAAGGTTCTAGAAGGAATATGATTAGAAATCTTATTGTTCCAGTATTGAGAAAACATGATATTGTTATGAATAAAATGCTCATTAGGAATATGTCAGAAAGATTGAAAGATCAATTAAAGAAGGATTTGATTGAAAAAATTAAAAACGAAGTTTAAATATTTCCATGGAACAGACTCTAGTAGTAGGTGATATACATACAAAACTATATCCTCTCTTAAACTTTTTAGAGTCGTGGAAAGGTGAAGTAGTCTTTACTGGAGACTACTTTGATGATTTTGGTGATGACCCATATATTAATATGAGAGTCGCTGAATGGTTGAGGACTAGCCTAGATAATCGAAAATATACTTTCTTAATAGGTAATCATGATTTTCAATACATGACATTACCTTATCTCTTTTATTGTTCAGGGTTCAATGAACAAAAACATACAGCTATTAATAATGTTTTAAAAAAGTCTGATTGGGAAAAATTTAAATTCTTCCATCATAAAGATAGATATTGGTTTTCTCATGCCGGTATTACTTCTAATTGGTTTGCACATCCCATTCTTGGTTTAAGCATTGAAAATATCTATAAGACTATCGAAGAATGTGATAGGTATATCATGACAGGACCATTAGATAATATATTGCCTTTATGGGCTGCAGATATGTTTAGAGGTGGTTTATATAAAAAAGGCGGTCTGCTTTGGAATGATTGGAACAATAGAGAGTTTATTCCTAATGTTACCCAAGTAATGGGCCATACGCCGCAAAATAATATCATCATCCTAGAAGACGAAGATACTAATTCGTGTTGCATTAATGTAGATGCGTATAAATCAAATAATGAATTATTGATTATTACAAGAGATGGTGTAACTAGTATTAACATCTCATGAAGAGCCCTTTAAAAGAGATTTTGATATCACATACATCCATGCATGATATTAGAAAGAAATATACTAATAATTTCTATAATCTATCAAAGCACAATCAAAGATTAATTGATAAGAAGATACAAACAGATTTGGGATTAAAATTTAAGTGGAGAATGTTCTTTGATGATGTTTATTATATAGAAGACGAATCTAAGTTCTTATTATCAAAGATTAAGTATGGATACGAAAACAGTTTTCATTAATGCTGATACATACAGCAGAATACTTTTAAAGTATATGCAAGGGAGTCCTGATTGGGGTGATTGGGGCAGCTGGTCTGATGAATTAGATGAAAGCTTAGGAATAGAATTAATAGGAGAAGATACTGATGTTTATTCATTTCGTGTAGATGATGAAATGAAATGGATGATGGCTAAGATCAAATGGGGTCTATAAGAACATTTCGTTTAGGAAATTTTCCCACTTTAAATGATGTTCTGCTATATCTAAGTGGTTATTCTTTTTGAATAAGAGAATAGAAGCTGATCGATAAAATTCTGGTGAAGGAGCACCATGATATTTTGTTCTTCTTTCCATAGCTAATCGAAAGAAGGCTAATGCCGTTAAGGTTTTCTCTGCTAAACGAAAACCAAAATCATCCATTAGGTATGGTAATGGATTTTCATAAGTTAATCCTTTATGAACTATAATAGCTACAGTTTGACATTCTTCCTTTGTATTTGCGAAGGATGCGGTACAACATATGAGGGAAAGTATATCTAAAGGATTTGACAGCAATATGCGCTCGGAATCGACTATTTTATATCCTATGGCATGCATGATAGCATCTCTAGAAGATGGATCAGCAGAATATAATAACTTTATTTTCTCACATTCACTAGACTCGTATAGCTCATCAATTAAAGCCATACTATTATTTAGGCAAAAAAATACCACCTTGCGGTGGTATTACACTTAATATGTATGTTTATTATTTAATTGAATTATTCTTGTGACTTCTTATTTTTGAGTAATGACCAGACAAATCCGAGAATAGTTACAATAGCACCAGCTACTGTTTCTGTATCAGATCCTTGTGAAGTACCTTGAACTACCAAAGCACCACCGCCAGCCGTTAATGCGTGTCTAATGACACTTGTTACTAATGGATTCATAACAATAATAATTTAACCTAACTATTGACAATAATCACCCCGTTGGCGTCAATTTTATCTGAATCTAGATTCCAATCATTCTTTTCTATTAATGAAAGAAATAAATTTGTTCTATAAACAGTATTATTTAAAATTTTGTTTTCATGGTTCTTTAACCATTCTCTTCTAGTTTTAGTATAAGCTGTTACCCAAGCTTTTTCGTCACCTCCAGCAGAAGGCAATGTTTCAGAGAATTTATTTCTCAAAAAAGGTAATATAGATCCAGAATGCAGAAAAGAATCTGCAATGACTAATTGAGATAAAGGCAATACTAATCCACCTTTCTTACACCAGGCTAAGGCCGGGTCAATATACATTTCATTAAAAGCTTCTTCTTGACACATAGCCATTACATTATCTTTACAAGATTCTTTAAGTAGGTCTATAAAAGCTTTATCATTGACTAAAGATTCTTTACCTATCTTTGGAAGATAAGATTCCAATCCTTTTACTGGTCCTTTTTTCTTGACATAAGATTCAACTAACTTCTTTAGATTACCCCATTCTGTAATACCAAATGAAACAGTAATTTGTTTGATCTTATTTGGCCCGTCATTCCAAAAATATAGCTTGTCATACTTTATGGAAGTAGAACTTTGTTCAAAACTCACTAAGACTTTTTTAATTAAAGATATTTTATCCATATAAAAAACTTCAGCACAACCCCACATGGTGGACCTTACCATGACCTTTCAGAGTTACCCGTAGCGAAAAGATAAAAAGCCCGAGATTCTTAGGGGTTGTGCTATAAAATATATTTATCTAAATATGAATAAAGTTTTAGTTTTTGGTAGTTCTGGTTACATTGGTCAAGAATTTGTTAGGCAATTACACAGATCAGATCAGATTGTAGTTTGCGCACCTTCTCATAAAACCTATAAGACACAGAGTTGTGTAGCTAAATTAATTCGTTCAGTAAATCCCGTTCATGTATATAATGCTTCAGGCTATACCGGAAAGCCAAATGTAGATGCGGCCGAATATGAAAAGGACAAATGCTTCTTTGGTAATGTCCTACTACCTACTTGGATTGCCGAAGCTACTTCTTCAATGAAGATTCCATTTGTTCATGTATCTTCTGGTTGTATCTATAATGGTTATCAAAAAGCTTATACAGAAGATGATGCATCAGATTTCTCTTTCGCGCAAAACAATTGCTCATTCTATTCAGGTACTAAAGCTCAAGCAGAAGAACTGCTTAAGTGGTATGACAATACATATATTCTAAGATTAAGAATTCCATTTGATAATGAACATAATCCTAGGAATTATCTGACTAAGTTATTGACATATGATACAATCTTAAATCTAGATAATTCTATTTCACACAAAGCCGAATTCGTATCTAAGTGTATTGACATTGTTAATAAAACTGATGTGCCTACTGGTATCTATAATCTCACCAATGAAGGATATGTGAATGCTGAATTTGTATTAAATCTTTTCAAGAAACATCATCCGTCATTAATTGAGAAGATTGAGAAGAAGAAGTTTTTTTCTTCTTTAGAAGAATTCATGACGAAGGCTGTTGCGCCCAGATCAAATTGTATTCTTGATACAACCAAGGCTAATCTTAATAAGGTTAATTTGAGAGATGCAAGAGAGGTAGTCGAAGAATGTGTTAAGAATTATATGCTAATTAAGTCTTAGTTCCTGTATTTAAAGTGCCAGTTAAATCTCTAGCTGTAGCTGCAGATCTTTGAGCTGCATTCTTATGTATTGTAGAAAGGAATTGCAAGAGATGTTCTAAAGCTTCTTTATAAGTATTTTTACCTTCATGTAATCTCAAATATAATCCTATATTATTGTTTCTACTAGCTTTTGAATTATCAGTAGGATCTTCAGGTGGTTGTGGTTCTGGGCCTCTTGATGATAGTGCGGTTGTATACCAACGTTGCCATTCTCTATTATATAACCTAATTTCAGCATTATATCTTGCCATAGCTGATTTGTCACCCTTTCCTAGTGCATCTATTGTTTGTTTAACAGTAGATATTAATTCGTCGCCTGATAAAGGTATAGGTTCCCCACCTGAAACTGGTTTTGTAAATACTTGGGATGTGATGATGTTCCACATTGCGTCGCCAAATTGTTTTAAAGTATATCCAGTATAATCATTTGCCATAGCTACTACAATACCGGTAGAATTACCTAAAGGGGCTCTAGAGCTGTATCGAGTAGTATCTTGCACCGCGCCATATACACCATTTAATGTTTTGATTAAATTGTCATCTATTTTAATATTTCCATCCACACCTTGCATTTTATTGATAAAAGTACTGAACATAGATGATACTTTTCCTGCAAAAGCCGCTACGCCTGGATTCACGGTTAAATTTGCACCAAGTGCACCCACTGCAGCGTTGGTAGCTGTGCTCAATGCTTTACCAGCAAGATTTGCGACGGGTTTAAGATTCTGAGCTATACCAGCTACCCCTTGTCCAAATGTGTTTAGACCTCCCATAAAATTCACTTCAAAGAGAATCTTATTAATTTCATCATCATACTTACTCATGCGATTATTTAGTTTTAAATAACTCAAAGTATAATGGATTCTTAAAAACCTTTTTAAATAATTTACATTCTTCCCATTCTGCTTTAATTTCTTTTACTTTTTCTAGATCTCCTTGGTCTCTAAAATATTTCATTAATCTAATAGCTCTTTTTCTACCAGTTATCTTATATGGTTTAAGCCTTTCACCAGTAGGACCTACCTTATATCCATACAATTCAAATACTCTCTCAGCTGATAGTGGTTCACTTTCTAATCGCCAAACTGAATGATATGGATTGTCATTATCATCCATAGCATAGTTATATGAATAGAAAGTCTCACCATCTTTTTCTAGATTAATTTTATACTTCCCAATACCCAATCTATTATTCCCCAAACAGGTAAATTCAGTTCTATCAATTGCTTTGATAGGATGACCATCTTTCCAATAGAATCCCCCGATAGGACAAGATACTTTCATTCCTTTTAAAATTTGCCCTGTATAATTATCTAATTTGATTCTCGCCATATTTTTTTATACCGGGTGTCGTTAAATAATATTATGGGGATTGCATTAATTTTTATCTATCATTTTTTGATAGCTATAGCTGCTGCTTATATATCCCTTAATATTAGAAAGAATAACTTTCCTATATATTCTAATATAATTGTATCTTTATCCTATGCTTTAGGATGGATATTGTCCTTGAAATATCTAAAAATAGATTTAGTAAAGATTGGTGCCTTAGTAGACTTTTCCACCTTCTCAGGATTCTATATAGGATTATATTTCCTCGGCGGAACTATATCGGCCAATCAGTTTATAGGACTCCTACTAATGCTAATAGGAGTCTTTATTATCAATAAAGATTAAATGCCATCTAATAGGAATATACCAGCGCCAAAAGATGGTGGGTCTGTCTGTCTGATTTTTATATAACAATCTAAATTTCCATTTAATTGTACTGTAAAGTAATTTAAAGCGGAACTGTTATTTCCTGCTGCTACCCTATGAAAATTGGATATATAAGGTTTACTACTAATAGTGACATACTCAGTGCGTAGCCTATCTTGCCACGTATTCAATGAATTACTATCGGTGGTTTCTAATGGAAAGGCTATTTCTATTTCAGCTTCAGACACATAAGCACATATAGTTATTTTTGAAACATCTGGTGTTAAAAAATAATAATCCCAATTCCTTCGGACAGCTGGTAAAGTTTGCATTATATTTTTTAATGATTGCCAGGTATTGTCACAAAAACTAGCATTATTTACTTGACTCGCCTGGAAAATCAATATACCAGACATATTTGGTCTTAATTGGGATCCTTTTTTACCTGATTGGGGTATCCATTTATTTTGCGATGCACTCCAAATTGGTGTGTCACCGTCCACCGCATTACTTTTTGAGATATTAGATAAACTAATAAATTGAGTAGATCCATTTCTTGTTATATTATTTTTAAAATCAATTGTATAAGCACTGATTAGAGAGGCAGATGCGGCATTAGTAATTAACGAATTGGTATTTAGTGTATTTGTAGTAGCACTATTCGAAATAATATTAGTACCCGAAATAGTAGTACCCGAAATAGTAGTACTATATATTGTCCCCGTAGCACTAATATCGCCCTTCACAGTTAATCCTGGTACTGCCGCGGCAATATTGCCACCTATTACAATACCCGGATTAGCTAATGTAATATTAGTTGTAACTATCTCTCTAAACATACCTATATTTATCAATTGGACTAATGTTGATAAGGGTATAGAAGAACCTATAATAGCTGAATGAATTTGAAAGACTATCCTCGTTTCAAACAATCTGTTTCCAAGAGGAAACCAGAGATAATGGAGAAGTTGATAGTAGTTATTAAAACTATTGATCTGAATAAATTAGTAATTAGCGAAAGAAAAAACATTGCGTCATGCGGACTAAAATGCATTCCTCGTTGTTGGATCTACAAAGTAGTAGGAAAATATTCAGCATTCTTTGTAGAAGACGAAAAGAAGTATTTGCTATTTAAATTAAAATATTCAAACCTAATCGAATCCGAAACCCGATATAATAAAAAAGAAGAAATAAACAATATATGAAATTCCAAGTCGCCGCTAACGTAGTAATTCCCGATGCATATTTCAACCGGATCAAGACAGGTTCTGATGTGTTCGATACACTCCTGGGTGATGGTCTTTTACCTGGTAGTACGATCACCTTCTCTGGAAAGCATGGAACAGGAAAGACCCAATTCTGCCTTTCTCTTCTCGAAAGTCTTTCGCGTAATTATTCAGTGGGTTATATCTCCAATGAAGAGAGTATTGAACAATTGGCATTCACCTGTAAGCGTATTAATACCTTCAATGTTCCAATTGCTAATGCCTTCTATGCCCATGAAATTGCAGAAGCAACCAAAGAACTTGATGTTCTTATTGTAGATTCATTCTCAAAGCTTAAAGTAGATGGAGTGAATTCGTCTTTGAAAACAGAATCAGAAGCATTAAAGCAAATCATTCAATCTGCAAAAGATAATCAATGTTGTGTTATCCTCATTACACATAATACTAAGAATGGCATGTCGAAAGGTACTTCCTCGGTTCAACATGATGTTGATGCTACTCTCTATATTGAAAAAGTAGAAGATACGGATCTTCGTAAGGTTTGGTTCGATAAGAATCGTTTCGGTGGATCCGGAGAGATCTATTTGGAAATGAATGCATCAGGTTATGTTTTGGAATTGAAGTCAGCACCATATGATTCTGATGCACCTTCTGCCAAGAAGAAGTCTAAGACCCAAGGTTATTACGATCAAATTGAATCCCATATTCGCGACAATAACAATTCAGCCGATATTGTTTCAATTGCTAATGTCCTGAATATGGATCTTCATCGAACTGGAATGTTGCTCCGGGATCTTCGTAAGTTGGATCGTGTAGTTAAAGATGGTCGTGGTGATGATGCTACCTTTAGCTTATCTGCAGCTCTTGTAGCTGAAGTTGAATGCCCTTTCTAATATGAAATTTGATAAAATTTATAATGAAATAATTGATTCAAAATTAAATTTTCTCAATGAAGAAATATCTCTAGATAATTTCGATTGGGATATTTTTTTCGAAATATATTCCAAATTTTCAGTATTTGAATCTGTAAGTAAGTCTGCCCTATATAAGGATGAATATCGTGTAAATGATAGAAGGCATTTGGAATATATTTTTACTGTAGGCGATTTAAATTTTTTAGGTATATTAGATTTTAATAGATGTAAAAATGAATTAGATTCACTAAAGGAGGATTTAATAAAATATGAATTTAAAAAAATTAATACTACACCC